GTTTTCGAGATGGTGTACTCACGCCCATTGAGCGCCACTGGCATTTTAATCGTGGTAGCGCCGCTAGTCGTATCCACCAAAAGTAACTCGTCGCGGCTCGAAACGGTATATGAGGTGGAAGACACCGTCGTCGACGGCATTGCCTTTGCCAGCTCAAGGCGATCTTGAAAGTCAGAAATTTCCCGTGGATGGGTATGAATGAGACATTCGCCCCCACGAGTTAGTTGCTGAAATTGTTCGTTAGTCAGCGGATTCACGTTGGAACCTCAAAAGCGCCCCGCAATCGAACCGGCGGTCATGGCATGAACCAAGCTCATCTAACATCTGTACTTCCCACAGTAGCCTTCCGACGTTATCATTGAGCGGAGGGGGCGCTGCTGGGATCAGGTCCGCTTCCAGACAGACACTCGGGGGCTCGGGGGAAACTAGCACAGTACGCGTCCACAAGCCGCAACCGCTCATCAGCAGTGAGCCCGCAATCGCGATCAGGTAGGTTTGAGATTTCACGTTGCACCCTCGTGACTATCTTGGTTTTAACTTGCTGCTTTTTGGCGCGTTCATCAGACAACGCGAGTTCGGTATCTTTGAGAGACTTCTCCAAGGTTTTGATTTTCTCCTTGGCGTCTTGCTCCGCTTTCAAGTGGAGGGCTTCACTTGCGGTATAACCTACATTATATAGGAAATACCCGGAGAGTACAAGGAGAACCGCCGCCCCGGCCATTTTTACCCCGGTCAGCCCGATCATACGTCATACTCCTGTTGGAGGAACCGATGGTTGAGAGCCGCCCATCCATCGAGCCGAATGTGGTCATGGAAGGTGCAGACGGTGCATCGAACCGAAGGTGACACCTGTCCGTTCTGGTCGATGGTATGACTCGCGAGGCTCATTATCTGTCCGCAATCCGGGCAGATAATGGTGGCAGACAGATGTCGTGGGCCGCTTTTGAATTCTTTGTAAGTTCCGTTTGACCTGGCTTGAGAATGGGAAAAATGGTGCATGTTATTCTCCTTTCTTGGCTTCGGTATACCATTTAAACACGTACCCTTGGAGAGCGCAAACCGGACCGTTGATCGCAGTAAGAATTGCAGCGACAGCTAGGTCTGGTTTGTCGATAGCCGCATGGGCGTATTCGAAGGAGCGAAAAATGGTATACAGTGTCATATATAGTGTGACATACATGGCCAGACCGCGGATTGATACAAAATTTCGACGGTCTGCCCAATTCAGAAAGCGGTTAATCCACATTGTCCTTGGCGCCATAGAGCAGGTTATCAGCGACGCGATTCGCCCATCCGCCGCCGAAAGTTTTGAACGTTGACAGCTTGGTGAAAAACTTCAGCCGGTAAGCCAGGAAGCGGAGCAAAACGTCATTTTCTGACATCGCGTGGTAGGCGTTACGAGACATCGGACCCCAATGACCATCATCAGCTACGCCGACGGCGCGTTGGAGCATCCGGGTGGCGTTACCGACGCCGTGATTGATCGCCGCGTCGAAAAGTTGGAAACGGACGCTGTCATGAGGTACGGTCAGCAGGACGGGTTTCCAAAAGTCACGGAAATAGATCTCGGACGCTTGTTCTCGCGTGAGGTTCTTGATATCCACATTGGGGTACGACCGTTTGCTGATGCCCCAATGCGTTTCACCGCCGGGATCGTTCGGATGATTGACATACCCGCCTTCGTGCCCCATGCTTCGATTAAAGATTTCAGAGAAGTTCATAGCTACCTCATTTCACCAGGTTTTTGAGATGTTCTCCGAGGCCGATGACCAGGAGACCAATTATCGCGATCACAATTGCCCATGTTGCTTTTTTGGCGAGATCAAGGCGAAGATCCTGCCAAAACTGTTTTTGGGCGTCAGCGGCTTCCATCAGCTTTTCGTGGTACTTCCGGTGTTCAATAGGATCCCGATTCGGAAAGGCGTCCATCAGCATCCGTAGCTGCTTTTCTTCACGATCCATATGAGTTTCCAGTTTTTCAGCATGGGTGCGGAATTGCTGGTAGAACTCGCTAAGATGCGCATCAGACCACCGAACGTGGCGTTCTTGGGTAGGCATGACAATCTCGAAACCTTTTTCTTCAGACGGCATGGTTGTCTCCTGCTAGATTGATGGGCGGTCGCCGCCTCTTTTACGTAACGAGATTCCGAACGCCCCACTGGACCGGACGCCAATGTATGCTTCGCAATCCTCGACAGCGTATACAGCCCATCCGGTCGCCGCCCACCCGGAAACCGCCAAAATTCCAAAGAGAATCGCAGCGATTCCTGAAGTCAGCGCCCAGCCCCCTGTGGTAATGACCGCCAAAATTGCAAAGGCTATCAAAAAGGGAATCGAAAGTCCTCGATAATTCCAGTAATAGTAATTCCGATCCAGGTACGAACGGCGCATCTTGGTCAAAATGCCGAACGCAAGGAACTTCTTATACACCAGTGTGCTGATGAAATTCTTTTTATAGATGCCGATCACATGGTGGGTGAGATTATGAAACGGGTTGCGTACCCACCACTGGATGCGCACCCACCAGGAGTCCTTACGTTCGGGGTTCCAACGAACGTCACCGATCACGCTATCTTCGTCGTTACCGAAGAGCGCCCAAAAAACCCGACACAGTAGCGTAATCATCCGAACACCGAAGCGCAGATTAAGTCACGATCAGCATAGGCAGAGGCGCTACTGTAGATGATCGTTGCGTAAGTGGTAGTAAGCGTACTGATACCTTCGTTGCCGTTGTAGTTGGCGGAATCAAGACGAGAGGACGTTGATACGCAATAGTTGGTGTCCGGCATCGGATCAGTGAAGTTAGCCCGGTATTGCCCGGTTCCGATGTCGGTGATGCTCGAAACGTTGAATGAACCGTTGATCGCCACAGTGCCAGTACCATTAAAATTCACCCATGCCTTTGCCGACCCATGGATAACTGTATCGACAGGGACAGATTCACTTCCGTCACGCTCCGCAAGAGTATCCGCTTGAACTGTACTCATGATTACTCCTTATCGAAGGACTGCTACGCTAATCGTGGTCGCGTCAAGCGCCCCACCAGAGCCAGCATTCATCGTATTGATATTAACGCCGTTCACGGTTTTTGTGCCTGAAAACTCGGGAACAAGCAGTGTCGCATTCCCAGCTAGCAAGGCACTACCGATAACTGCATAATCAGTATCAGGCATAGCATTAGCGAAGTTCAAGGTAAAACTGCCCGTGCCGTTATCAGTGATGCTTGACACGTTGAGTGCCTCGCGGATCGCAACAGTGCCAGCGCCGTTGAAGTTGACCCACGCCTTGAGTGCTGCTCCGTATTGAGAATCGAAGTTATCGTCACCTCGAATTACTGAAGCCATTCCTTGTTCTCCTTACCCAAAGACGGCGACGTTGACTAGCGCAGTATCAACGGCAGTCCCAGACTGGTTGGCCTGCACCCGTACAGCGGATGTACTTCGCGCCGTAGCCGGTTCCTCATGAAGTATCAGCCAGTTGTATAGGCCGGCGCTGCGGTTCACCATACCAACGACCGAGTAATTTGCGTCCGGCATCGGGGCAGTAAAATTGGTCGTATAGTCACCTGTACCGTTATCTGTGACGCTCGGTACGTTGAACGAATCTCTGATCGCCACCGTTCCGGTGCCGTTGAAATTTACCCACGCCTTCGCTGTGCCATGGATCACAGTATCGACAGGGATAGATTCACTCCCGTCACGTTCGGCCAGGGTATCAGCTTGAATAGTGCTCATGATAACTCCTTATCGGAAAAACGCTAAGGCAATTAGAGCAGAGTCGAGCACCGTTGGAGTCCCTGAATTGTTGTACTCGGTCTGGACTCGAAACTGACTCGTGCTTACGATTGCACCAGCGCGTCTTGGGTGAACGTAGGTGTCGGTTGCAGAAGCAACATTATCAGCAAGAGATGAAGTCCCTACTGCTGCGTAATTGGTGTCAGGCATCGGGGCAGTAAAGTTGATGGTGTAGTCGCCTGAACCATTATCGGTAATACTTGCTACGTTCATCGCAGCGCGAATGGCTACGGTGCCCGTGCCATTGAAGTTCACCCAAGCCAGACAGTTCCCGTACTCATAGGTCCCGTCTGAACTTTGGATGGTATCGACCTTGAGCATACTCATGATTTATGCCCCGGCGTCGGACAGGAGAGTCTTGAGCGCGTCAGTACTCCCCGCTGCATCGATATCGAGTTGGAGTTTCTCGTGCTTGTTGCGGATCGCCTGTCGAGCAGCCTCGGCGTCCACGGCACTTTTACCGGGGAGCTGCTTCATGATGACCTCATCGTGCGGGGCCATCTCGATATCTCGACGGGCTCGACGACGTTCATGAGAGATCAATTTGGCATGGTCGAGGTCTTCATGGACCTTACCATTACCGGAATGCCGAAAAGCACCACGGAAAGTCTTGTCATAGCTATCGTTGCCCGGGCCGGGGAGATCGGCGGCATCGACAAGCCGGGCAGTGACTGCGAAGCCTTCTTCCAGGGATCGTTGCGTGGCAAGTTGTTCGGCATGCTCCAGAATCGCCGCCGGGGTACTCAGTACCGCCGGGTCGATCAAACCGATTCCGAGAACTTCGTCGGTGGAATCTTTGATAAGCATGTAAGTTTGCATGGTGGTTCTCCTTAAACAATAGTCCAGACGGAGCCGGACGGAACAGTTACTGTGATGCCGTCGTCAATGGTAAGCGGGCCAGCCGACATGGCGTTTTTCCCGGAGGTGATGGTATAGTCCACAGTTACGTTGGTGTCATTTTCATAGAAAGCAGCGTTACCCCCGCCCCCGGAGGCGCCCCCGCCGATGGAGCCCCAATCGGTGCCATCATACCCCTCGAACGACCCCGTATCGCTGTTAAACCGAAGGTACCCGGCTGCCGGAGTACCATCGCGCTGTGCTTCGGTACCTGAAGGAACAACCGCCGACCCGGTGGTAGCGGTACGGGGCACCTTTTCATCATCCAGTTCTTCCAACGCCGCCTGAACATCTGTCGCTGCCAGATCGCCAGCAGGGGTCACTCCTACCGCCGAAGCGGCATGGGCATCAGTCGGATCTGCCAAGTGATCAGAGATCGCAGTTCCAGCAGCCTGTGTATCAGTATCCAGTTCGGCAATAGCTGCCTGAACATCTGTTGAAGCAATTGTCCCTGTTGGGGTTACAGCAATAGCACTTGCATCATGGGCGGCTGTCGGATCGGCAATATGATCCGCAATGGCAGCAGTATTGACTCCGATTGCTGTGGTGTTGGCCGAAACGGCCCCGGCCACTGTGGTCAAATCGCCGTCGAGTTCAGCCAATGCCCCTGCCACGGTGGTCGCAGAGATACTCCCGACCGGGGTGAACACTACAGAAGCTGTCAACCCGTCAGCATCGAATGCGGCGACCTGAACGCCGCCAGCTGTAAACCCGATAGTGTTATCACCGGGGCGGAAGATGCCCGTATCTTCGTCAAGGTCGAAACCAAGCGATGGAACAGCTGCGGAGCCGTCATCAAGCTGGATGGTGGTTGTCACGGAGGTAGTGATTGCTGCGGTAACGTTTGTTCCATCGCAGTAAATGACAGTTTTCTGACTTGCTCCCAATGTCAGGGTCGAACCGGATCCGGTCGTGAAGATGGCATCGAACCCGCCGAGACCAACCTCTACGTTCAGGAAGTAGATATTGTCCACAGTGGGGAGGGTGATAGTCAGATCCCCGGCAGCAACGCCTGCCAAACGAATCATACGCCCAGCTACTTGTTCCGAGGTCAAAGTGGCATCACCGCCTGCCATATCGACAACAAATTCGCTGAACGTAAATTCGACATCTTTTCCGTAGCCGACAGTCAGCCAGTAGGTCCCGTTACAGACAGCAATCAGGGATTCCCCCGGGAAAAGGGTCTTATTCAAAGATCCATCTACGGTTTCTGCGGAGTACCCTTCCAATACGACCGAACCAGCGGCGGTGTTGTGGAGGTATACCATGAACCCATCGCCGACGGTACTAGCCTGTGGAAGAGTCAGGGTGATAGACCCAGAGATCACCTCCAGTAGCTTACACCGATCGGTGCTCAGAATATTCCCGGTGGAGTTGATGGAGCGGTACGCAGTACTGACACGCAGCTTTCCAGACGACGCTTGAAGGCCAAGTCCAGCCAGTTCGGACGCATCAGCCGAAGATGTCCCGGTACCGTATGTGAACAGGCGCCAGATTCCGGCCGCGGTAGAGTTGTCCGCTACGTAGATATAGCGCGATTCCCCGGCAAGGATAGTAGCAACCGCCCCGCCAGCGGAATCGGTGACATCTAACGATTCCGCCCCGACATTACGGAGAAGGAGGTCGTACCCGACACCGGTTTGGTTGGCTGGTGGAAGCGCCAAGGTGAGCCCAGCTCCAGCAGACACCTCCATGATGGAAGCCGCGACAAGCCCTGTGGTACCGTCATACTGGTCAGGCCAGTAGAGTGTTTCATTCGTAGTCAGGACGTATGCCGCATACATTTCCTGCGAAGGAGGAACACCACCACCGAATACGTTTGTGTAAGTCATCCTTTGTTCCTCCGGAGTGATTCATCACCATTGACGCGCCGCTCCGATTCGTTATTGATTGCAGCTCTGGCTTCGGCGTAGCGTTCTTGCCAAACCTGGATGGTACTGTTGTTCTTGAGCCACGCTTGCGCTTCAAGAAGAGTTCCGTACAGCAGGAGCTGCGGAGCGTTTTTGGTAGTCCAATTCGTTTGGTTGGTCGTGTCCAGCGGGAGGGGCCGCTCGCGATACATGAGTTCAAATGAATAAGCAGCATCTGGAATTCCGACCACCAGAAAATGGTCGTAATCATAGTCGCAATAGTATTTCGGCGCCCCATTCACGGCGGAATCCGGCCAATATTCCCGGCAAAAGGTATAGCCCCGGCTCCGGAGGAAAACCCGGTTCCCGTTGGAATCCAAATATGAAAAGGCCGAAGTTTCCCTCCATCGGGCAGGCTTTTCAATTACGCCGTCGCCAACGGTGAAGGTCGAGTTGGCGGCGCGGGTGAAACCAAGCCCATGCAGCTCTGGATCAGCAGCAATCTTGTTTTCTGCCAACATCACAAAGCGAGGGATTTGGTCAACAAACGCCGTATCGTTCCGTTCAGCATACGCTTGGACGTCAGATAGCAACGAGGCGTAGGTCATGGCTTCGGCCATCATTCACCTCTGGTCGGGTTATATGGTTCATCCGGATTAGAGATGTCCTCGTCCGGTCGCGGATACTGGATACTGATATTTTCAGTTTGCCGGGGTGGGAGCCGATACGGGTCAAGCTGGTCAGCACAGCCGAATCGACAAACCTTCAATTTGGTGTTCGGATCTTCCACCATATCGACGTACATACGCTTCATCCGGCAACGCGGGCAGATAAAAATTGCCAGGTTTTTCTGCCCGGAGGTATCAAGGTACTTAGCCACGGTTGTAGTTCCGCACCTTCGGCTGAATCTTGATCGGAGCCCCATCAGACTCGCCGAGTTCAGCTTCGCGTTTGACTGCTGCAGCTTTTTCCATGACCGCTCCAACGATGGAGGGGTCGACAGATGGTTCACAGAAGCAAAGCTCTTCTGCAACCAGCCAGACAGCAGCGTTCATCCAACGCATCGGGATATCGACTTCCTCGGTCATCGTGAGGATATCTTCGATTTCTCGATGCACCCAAATTTCAAGGAAATCATGCTCTCCGGTCGGATTCGGCCAAATCTGCACCTCAGGTGCCACTTGGCGGTCATACATGTAATTGGTTGACGGCCGGCCAGACGAAAAGCGTGTCGTTTGCTGTGAAAACTCATCCCGATTCCATTGGGTAACCGGGATCGGGGTAGCCTTTGTGGACACCGCCATAGCAGACAACGCCATGACCGCGTCAAGACTGGTGACTTGGATCAAGTTGCAGGTCGCGATCACCTTCATGTCAAACCAATACCAGGTATCAGCGACATACGTATCAGACGCAATGGTTTTGCTTCCGAACCATGTGGCACCAGAGTCGTTCGATTCTTGGAACGTCAGAGCCCCGGTAAAAGTGGCGGAAAACTTGATACCCACAATGGGTACAGCGGCATTATCACTCGGGGCATACGTATACCCGTCAGGCACAG